TTGTATGGATTTTGATAATCTTTTACTTTTCGCTCTTTCATTGCTTCGTTTTGAATCATCAGTTTTAACACATCCTTTTGGTTTTTTTTCTTTGCTCTTTCGTCTGCTACACTCGTAAAATTACCTACAAACATTATAATATAACCAAAGAAAAAAATATTAGGATTTAATATAATGGATTATTATTTAATTCTGCGTAAATTAGGGGGTTCCGCCCCATCATACTTCATTCCAACCAAGTTATATCACGTGGTAATTTCATTTTATAGCAATAGTAAAAACAATCAAAGGAACAAGAACTCTTCCAATTTTTAGGAACTTCGCCATTTATTTTCTTTTCAAAATGTATTCTTTTTCTTGGTATGATTAATTGTATATTTTTATCTTTACACTCCCTAAAATAACTCGTTGATATTTTACTTGCTGGTAAAATAATAATAAATGGTTTGTCTAATTCAAATAGTCTTTTTATAACTGCCTTGGATAGACTAAACGGCGGATTACTTACAATAATATCACCTAAATCATTTTCAAAAAAATCAACTTCATCGTGTATAACATCAAAACCTAATTCTTTTAAATACTCACCACTTTTTCCACCACCATAAAACGCTTCCCATATCACTTTATCTTTTGGTATTAAATGCTGTATATTCTCCCAAGCATACTTCGGCGTCATATAATCGTCGTGTTTTTTTAGTTGAAGGTTAAAGTTCGCCATATATATATATAATTTAATTTATTTATTGATTTATCATTTTATTTAGCCTTTTAAGTCGTACACATTTAAAAAGTTAAACCTAAATCGGTCTTTTGGTTCGCTGTCTAAATCTACCAATAGAAAATCTTGTTTGTTGTCTTGAATAGAATGTTGATACAAATCTACCAATACATCTTTGGATACTCCTAAACTATATTCTCTCATCATACGGAACAGATCTTGTAATGTATTCAATCGTTTAATAATAAGGTAGTTTAAATTCATTCTTATCATTTTAGGCACACCAAAATAGGATTGAGACAAATATACCAAGCTACAATTTAGTTTTCTAGCTCTTATGAAATATTGTTCCAATTGTTTCTGATTTTTTTCCAATACTAAATCGTCCATAACTATTAGCGTTTGTTCCTTCTTATCAAATTCATCTAAATCAGGGGCGGAATTAATGCCTTCAGTTATGGTTAAACCAGTGTCTACTTTACTTTCAAGGTAATCGTATAAAGGTTCTTCCTTGTTTTTCGTGATAATATGAATATTGTTAAACGTTCCATTCATAATACGGATTAAATTCATTAGTGTTTGGGTCTTACCTGCTCCAGAACCACCAACGATAAGCATTCTAAAAGGTAAGTTCAATTTATGGTCTTTGAATTTCGGATTATGAGTCTTCAGTAAGAATTTCTTTGGCATGACTTTGTAATAATCTACCATTCCATTTTTATTCACGGCATCTTTTTTTTTAGGCATCTTATATTATATTAACATTATAATTTATAGTATCCTATCTAAACTGGAAATTTGTGCTGGTTTGCTTTGTGATTCTTCTTCGTCTGTTAGTGAGTTGTTGGAACTACTTACGAGTAACTTAGGGTCTATGACAAGCAACTGGTCTTTTTTATTGAACTTGTTTAATATTTGTGAATTTTCTACTAAGTTAACATATTTGCCATAAGTTTTATTTAAATATATCAAACCGTCAATTCCTCTGTCTTCTTCTGGTAAGGATAAAGTTTTAAAAATATCTAAGGCTAATGTCTTAAAAGATACTGCAAGTTCTTGCTCTTGTGTTGAATTTTCTTGAATTTTCATATAAAGTTTGATAGATGTCAAAATGGTAATCAACATAGAAATAGAACAACTCACCATGCTAATAAGTTCTTGGTCTGCGAACGGGTCAGCACCTACGCTAAACGAACCGCTAAATACACTTAAAACAATAGTTGGAAGTTCAAACCAAACACTAAAATTTTTGTAATATAAATGATTGTTGATATGCCTATTGGTAAGATACACCGCATTCAATCTTATTTTATCCAGCAAACTATCCACGGAGTGTGACCAATTCATTTATATTATAGTAATATTTTTATTCAGGAGGACTTGGAAATGCTGGATTGCTTACGCTCCAAGTCTCAGGTAAGTCCCTTAGCTTCCGTCTATATAATTCCCACGCTTCTTTATTTGTATTTGGATAATCTACCAAAACTTTGAAATCACAATTTTTCAACAATTGATTTCTTTCTTCTCTCATATGTTTTTTTTTCAATTCTTTCCATAAACTTTTTAAATGTTCCTCTGTTGGTTTTTCTGTGGTTGTATCTTTCCATATTAAACTTTCATACGTGTCTCCACAAATCCAAACATTATCGGGGTAATATTCCATCAAAACGAAATCCATTATAATATAAGGATAGAAAAAATTAATAATCCATCCTAATTCCCCAAAACGAATTTAATGTATCATCACTTGTATATGAATTTAAATTGGTTAAAGGATTACCAAAATTTGTCAAACAATATAGTTCATCTCCTACTTCTAATTTATACATAATAACGGGATTTATCGTAAGATATGTCCCTGTTTCTCTTTCTTGCGACCTATTTATCATTATTGTGGTATTAACATCATCTACAACTCTATCAACCATTATATCGGTGGCTCCTGTTTGGTTGATTTTTTGTTTATTAAAAGATAGACCCAATAAATAAGTTCCAGCATTTTGGACTATATATTTATAGTTGGTTGTGTCGTATGAACCATCTCCTTCAATAAAGTCAATTAATTCAAAAGGATAAACGTGCCCTCCTACAAGAGAAGTGCTTGCTTTCGTATATACTTTAAATCTAACTTCTTCTCGTTGCGTCATATATAAATAGGAAGATATAATATTTTAATTACTTATTCTACTTCCACTAAATGATGTAAGAGTATCGGGGTCACTTATTCCGTAAGGAATTAATCTACATGATCCACTATCCAAATAAGCATAAACCTCGTCATCTGTTTCACATTCTGCTATGGTCGTTGAGAAAAATCCGCTGTTGTTGGCTGTATTCGTCCCATTCGTGCTCTGTTGTAATATGGTTTCCACGCTGTTTCTTTTTCTAATAAGATTGATGACGGCGGTTGAACCACTCACTACATACCAACCAAAAGAGAACACATAAGTTCCACCTATGACTATTGTGTAAACGTTATTTGATGTGTCATAACTATTTTCTGTGTCATAATCTTCATTATCATAAGTCAAATTATTACCAGCATTTATAGTGACACCACTCAAACTATACGCTCTAAAATTTACACCTCCTCCTGTGAAATTAATTAACGCATCTACTTGTGTTTGAACGGAGGTTAAATTATTTGTGTTGGTTAGTATATTGTCTGTGTTTCCTTGAATAGAAGTTTTTACATCTCCAATAATTGGAAGAGTTATTGTATCCACTACTAAATCACCGCTAATAGTAGTATCAGTATTTATATTTACTTCTGCGTTAGTTATAGTTGCTTCTTCTGTGATGGTCGTATTTGTGGTAGTAGGGTCTTCATTATCTAATGGTATTTGTGATATGCTATCATCATCAGAAGTCCCTAATGTATATGTATTAATAGACGGAAAATTATATCTATATCTTCTTACTCCTCGCTCTATGATAGGTGTCGTTGCTAATGGTGAAAGAAGATTAGGGTCATCTTGTAAATTGTAAAGTTCAATCGTCAAACCTATTGCTCGTCCTACATTACCATCTCCGCTCCTATGGTATAACACAATCGCTTGTATATCATTGACTATCGTTGAGGGTATGTTTTTTATGATGACGGCATTAATAGGAGAAGAACCGCTTGCTCCAATACTACCCTCAATTACATTATTAAACAAATAAGGATTTATACTATTGGTGAAACCTAAGAATTCATCTGATGGTAGAGGAGTATCCTTATTAGACCAATTCGCAAAGTATCCATCTAACAAACCTCTATTCTCATATATGATATTTTCATTATTTACCCATATCTGAAACTCGCTTAAATTAATATCTGGTGATGTGCTTTCGTCAAATCTCCTTATGACTATTGTATTGAATTCATTTGCTTCATAGGTTATTACATTATCTACATTCAAATTATTTACAATTAAATCCTCTGTTGTGATTGAGTTTAAGGTTAAATCTGTGTCTGTTGTTATTTCGTCTTGTTTATCAT